AGCTATGAACAGGCCAACATTGCAGTAGTACTTACTGGTGTAGCAGGTACAGGTGCAATAGACACAGGTATTGATGTACGTTCTATTGTTACTGTTATTCAGGAAGGTGTACAAGCAGATGGTGCTATCGGTGCACCTACTCTACAAGCTAAAGCAGTACATACACCAAGCAGTGTAGCAGCTACAGGTATAGCAAACACAGTTACAGCTACAGGCGGTACAGGTGTAGTATTTACGCCAAACAGTGTATCAGCTACAGGTGCTATAGATGATGTAACAATAGTAGCTAAAGCCATAACAGTGCTTACAGGCGTAGAGGCTGACATCATTACAGATGACCCTCTAGTGACAGGCGACGAGATTGTTGTTGATGCTGAAGCTACTTTTGCTGTTACAGGTGTAGCAGGTACAAGTGCAACAAACAATGTCACTGTATTATCTGAAGCTGTTATATTACCTACAGGCGTAGAGGGTGACATTATCACTGACTCTATCTTTGTAGACGGTGATGAAGTTGTTATTGATGCAGACGCTAACTTAACACTAGACGGTGTAGGCGGTACAACAGCACTAAACACAGTTACAATAGACTGTCAGGCTGTAGTATTACCAGTAGGATTACAAGGTACGTTTACTGTAGGTGATGAAACAGTTATTACAGTACGGTTTGACTACGAAGCAATTAAAGAAGACTACAGTAGACTACGTACACAGTATTTAAGAGAGTTCACATCTAACAGTAGAACAGTTTATGTACAAGAACAAACATCACAAAATAGAACAGCATACGTACAAGCTGCTTAAAGGACAAAACTATGTCACTAAAATGGCCCAATAAAGACCCTGACGAGATATTAGATTATAGCATTGATTGGTCACGTTTTCTTGACGATGCTACTATTTCTAATTTTACTTGGTATGTCTATGATGAAAACGATATTAAAACAGAGCTTACTGATAGTGGACCTTTAGTTAATGGTATCCAACTTATTTCTTCTACCGCTACAAATACTGTAACAACAGCTTATATAGGGTCTGGTACTAATAACGTTCTTTATAAGTTTGTTTGCAGAATAACAGATACAAATGGTCTTACTGTAGAACGTAGTGTACGTTTACGTATAAGGAATAAATAATGGCTTATAACTATCTAGGACTAGTAAACGAGGTTAACCGTAGGCTGAACGAAGTAGAGCTAACAAGTTCTAACTTTGCTACAGCTTCTGGTTTTTATAATACAGCTAAAGATGCTGTAAATGCTTCTCTGCGACATATTAACCACGAAGAGCACAACTGGCCCTGGAATCACATTCTAGAAGAAGAGGTTCTTACTGCTGGTATAACACGTTATGACTATCCTACAGATGCTAAGATTGTTGACATGAACAGTTTCCGCATCAAGAAAGATACTACTTTAAATGTAAGCACTACTAAATTAAAATCAATGGATTACCAAGAATACCTTGACAATTACGTTGATTATGAGTATAACTCTGGTAGTGATATGCAAACTCTTCCACGGCATGTTGTACGTGCACCAAGCCAAGAGTTTATCTTAGTTCCTACCCCAGACAAAGCATATGAGTTAGTTTATGAATACTACCGCAATCCAGTGTCGCTTGAGCTATACGATGATGTTCCTAATGTTCCTTTGGAGTTTAAGCATATTATTGTAGACGGTGCTATGTTCTACGCTTATCAGTTCCGTGCTGATACACAAGCATCACAGATTGCACAAGGTAAGTTTGAGACAGGTATTAAGTACATGCGTAGTCTATACATTAACCGTTATGACTATGTACGTTCCACAGTTATTTCACGTAACACACCTAGCCTAAGAGTATCATAATAATGGCTACACAGTGGCAAACATTTCCTGTACCTTTTACTGGAGGGTTGATTACTAACATCAGTCCACTACAACAAGGTATAAACAACGTAGGCTCTGCATATCAACTGCAGAACTTTGAGCCATCACTAGATGGTGGTTATCGTAAAGTATCAGGGTATACAAAGTTTATTGATGAAGAGATTACAGGTAGTGGTCCTATACAAGCTCTAGCTATTGTGCAAGAAGACACTAATGAAAAAGTAATTGCTGCACGTAGTGGTGTTTACTACATAGCTGATGCTACAGATGTTACACCTGCTTGGTCATCTTTAGCTACAGCACCTACAACTAACTTTACTAAAGCTAGACAGGCTCGTTATAACTTTAATAATGTTTATCAGATTTGTTTTGTTGATGGTGTTAACTTCCCTGCTTACTATGATCGTACAGCAAATACACTGACATATATCACAAGTTCAGCTACTAATGATGCAGTAGAAGGTGCTAGCCATGTATGTTTGTTTAAGAGTACTCTATTCTTTGGTGTAGGCACAGAGCTAGTCTTTACAGCGCCATATAGTGCAGATGACTTTGATCCAGCTAATGGTGCAGGTAGTATAAGTATCGGATCAGAGATTACAGGTCTTATCGTATTTCGTGATCAGCTTATCGTATTCGCTATTGATAAGATTATGCGTATCACAGGCTCAAGTGCAGCAGATTTTGTAATGAGCGCAGTAACTGAAGATTTAGGATGCTTAAGTGCTGATACTATCCAAGAGGTTGGCGCTGATGTTATGTTCCTTGGTCCAGACGGGTTACGCACACTAAGCTCAACAGATCGTATTGGTGACTTTGGTATTGATGTTGCATCTAAGAATATTAGACCTACAGTAACTAAACTACAGGACTACGCTACAAGTTTTTGTAGTACGGTTATTCGTAGTAAAGCTCAGTATCGCTTATTTGCTTATGTAGCAGGTGAACAGTCTAAGATTTCTAAAGGTGTTCTAGGTACTAAGTTTGTGGACCAGGGTGGGCAAGGCTTCCAGTGGGCAGAACTAAAAGGGTTTAAAGTATACATAGCTGACTCTCAGTTTATTGGTGAAGATGAGTACCGTGTATTTGCTAACAATGATGGTTACGTATATAACATGGATAGTGGTACTAGTTTAGATGGTAACAACATTGATGCTATCTATGAATCACCTTTTATGCCTATCAATGATCCACAAGTACGTAAAACATTCTACAAGTTAGACTTCTATATTAAACCTTTTGGTGCTATTAATATTAATGCAGGTCTTAGGTTTAATCAAAACAAAATAGGTTACATACAACCGCCGACTTTTAATATTACACAAACAGGTGGTGCTACTGGTATATATAGTGACAACACATCAAAGTATGGCAGTGCTGTATTTGGTGCACCACGCACACAAAGCTACATCAATCAAGTAGTAGGATCAGGTGAGACTGTAGCAATCCGCATCGAAGATAAAAGTTCTGATGCTTCATTTTTATTAGACACAGCAATCTTCGAGTTTGCTACAGATGACAGACAGTAAGGAAATCTTATGGGTACAGGTTACGTAAGAGCAGATACAGCTAACAACATATCTAACGGTAATGTTATTGATGCTGATGATCTAGACAACGAGTTTAACGCTGTAGAAGCAGCCTTTAATGCTAGTACAGGTCACACACATGACGGTACTACATCTGAAGGTGCACCTATCGAAGTCATCGGCCCAGCGCAAGACATTGTAGCTACAGCTACTGTATTACGCCCTAAGACAACTAATACAATAGACTTAGGTACATCTAGCCTAAAATACAAAGATGCTTATCTAGCTGGTGATCTTAGCTTAGGTGATGCAGCTACTATTGGTGGTGCATTAAGTGTAACAGGTGCATCAACATTAGCTAGTCTTTCTGTAACAGGTAACACAACACTTACAGGTAACCTTACTGCTAATGGTAACACTACACTTGGTGATGCAGCTACTGATACGGTGACAGTAAATGCAGATATTGCTTCGAATCTTATTCCTTCTGTTGATGACTCATACGATCTTGGTGCTGTTGGTAGCGAATGGCGGGATGCATACATTGATGGCACTGCTTACATTGATACTGGCTCTATTGATACTGCAAATGTGGCAACTCTAGCTGTATCAGGTAACGGTACTATAACAGGTGATCTTACTGTAAACGGTAATATTAATGCTACAGTTGTAGGCACAGCATCTCAAGCTAATACTCTTACAACTGCACGTACTATTAGCTTAGCAGGTGATGTAGCAGGTGCAGCTAACTTTGATGGTTCAGCTAACATCACTATCACTACAGTTATTGCTGATGATAGTCACAACCACACTATTGCTAACGTAGACGGACTACAGGCTGCACTAGATGCTAAACCAGATGGGTTAAGTGATCTAGGTGTTACAGCGCTTTCTACTGAGCTAAACTTGCTTGACGGTGTTACTGCTACTACAGCAGAGATTAACTACCTAGATGGTGTAACGTCAAACATTCAGACACAACTTGATGCAAAACTTTCTAGCTTAGACCTAAGTTCTTACACAGGTGATGTTGACATTACTGGTGAACTTGTGGTAGACTCATATAATGAAACATATGCTGCTGTAACATCATCAAGTAATGCAACTACAATTGACTGTGAAGCAGGTAACGTATTTAGCCATACATTAAGTGAGAACACTACATTTACATTTAGCAACCCACCTTCTAGTGGTACAGCTTATGGTTTCTCACTGAAGATTGTACAAGATGCAGGTGCTAGTGGTTATACTGTAACGTGGCCTACAAGTGTAGACTGGCCTGACGCAACAGCACCAACACTTACAAGTACAGCTTCAGCAGTAGATCAGTTTGTGTTTTACACACATGATGGTGGCACTACTTGGTATGGCTTTGTAGCAGGACAAGCTTTAGGATAATATAATATGAGTAACGTTAAAAAGTTAATGATGACTGCAGCAGGTGGTGGTGAAGCCCTAGATATTAATGATGTATTTAGCACTTATGTATATACTGGGCCTAC